AAAAGGCAAATTTTTCAAAAATAAGTATTGACAATTCGATTATTTTCGTATATAATCGTAACAAAAGGAGGTCTAAACGACTATGAATACTAAAGAATGTTTGAAAGCAATTATGGAAATAAAAGGTGTAGGTACTAACAAACTTGCTGACCGTATGGGAAAACCACCTCGTTTTGTTAGCGATAGAATAAGGTCAAACAATATCGGCATTACACATCTAAATGAATTATTGCGTATGCTCGATTACAAGATTGTACTTATGCCAAGAGATGTACGAGAACAAGAGGAGTGGTTTAGGGTAGAATGAGAACTTTTGCTTATTTACGAGTATCGAGCAAAGACCAAAACCTTGCTCGTCAAATCGTGTCCGTCAAAGAATATCGACCGAGTATTAAGGACGAGTATATTTTTGCAGACAAAAAGTCGGGCAAAGATTTTAACCGTACCGAATACCAAAAGTTGAAAACTGCAATTCTTCCCGGCGATGAACTAATAATCCCCGAACTTGACAGGCTCGGTAGAAACAAAGAAGAAATCAAAGCTGAACTTCGAGATTTCAAAGAGAGAAAAGTTCTTGTAAGAATATTAAATGTCCCTACTACGCTTATTGAGATTCAAGGACAGGACTGGATATTCGATATGATAAATAACATATTGATTGAAGTCCTCGGTGCTATCTCGGAAGAAGAACGAAATAAAATTCGTACTCGTCAGCGTGAGGGCATAGATGCTATGCCGATAATTGACGGCAAGAGAGTATCAGTTAAAACAGGACGAGAAATCGGAAGACCTACGAAAGAAATTTCCGATTTTCAAAAAATTCTGCAAAAACAAAAAGACGGTGAAATCACCGTCAAACAAGGTTGCTCTATTTTAGGCATAGGTCGTAGTAAATGGTACGAGCTTACAAGGGCATAATTTGTTACACTTTCTGTTACATTTTCTGTCCATTTTCTTGTTTTGTTACAAAAAGTTTCTGTAACACGAATTAAGAAAAATCGCATTTGTTACATTTTCTTTCTGTGACATTTTGAGTTTCTGTAACAAAGTGTAACAGAAAATGTAACACAAGAATCCGCTTAAAATAAGGGTTTATCGGCATTTTGTTACAGAAACCATTTTCTTTTCTCTATTTCTAAAGAAAAATAAAAATATATAAAGAAATAATAAAGAAAAATAATATATAAAGAATTTAGCGATTTTTTCTGGTTTCTGTAACAAACCTCATTTTCAGCATCAAAATATGAAAGGAAAAATCGAATATGAATTGTCCCAGATGTCATTCCGATAATGTGAATTTTCAAGTTGTATCGGAGAAACAAAAGACAGGTTGTTTTATGTTTTTGTTGTTCGGGATATTTAATCTGCTACGACCGAACAAAACTCAATCGTATGCTGTCTGTCAAAATTGCGGTAAGTCGTGGAAAGTGAAATCTTTTCCGAAAGTAAAAACAACCTCTGCTCCACCTGTTGAAACAGTCGAGGGGAATGTTAAGTTTATTAGACCCTCTCGAACGCTTTACAAAGATGTGGCTGTGAAGATTACAGTAAACGACCAGATTGTGAAGTTGGGTAACGGAGCAACAAAAGGAATTGAACTACCAAAGGGTGAACATCAGTTACAAGTGAAAATGTACGGAGCAAAACCTACATCGTACTTACTAACTGTTGATGATTTACCGATAGCGTTGACTTTTGAACGCAAAGGGAATAAAATTATAATAAATTAAACTCTAACGCATAATTGCGATGCCTTAATTGGCTCTGCGATTATGCGTTTTACTTTTGGAGGTCTTTTATGGACAAAGTAATAAACAAAATTTTTCAAAAAATAGAAAAAGAGCCGCTAAACGAACGGCTCTATGCTGACTGTTTCGATTGTATTAAGATTATTTTTCAAACCGACAAGGAGAAAGCGTTTGAATACAACGGAAAACTCCGTCAACTCTGTTTGAAAGCGAAAAAGGAAACTAAAAATTGGGATTTCATACAGTCACTCGAAGAAATACGCAAAGAGAGTTATCATCTTGAGGCGAAAGATGTGTTTGACTCGTATCTAATCTACCTCGAATGGAACAGACCGGCTAAAAAGAAGTTCTATTTACCTCGCCGCAAACAATTAAAAACTCTCGTTGAGGATTTACAAGACCTTGCCGACAGAAAAATAGACTTTTTAGGTATCTCTCTGCCACCTCGTGTGGGTAAGTCAACGCTCTGCATTATGTTTATGACTTGGATAATGGGTAAATACCCGGAAACTGCCAATGTTATGAGTGGACATAGTGATAAACTGACGGACGGATTCTACCGAGAAATCCTATCAATCATTACCGACCCGAATACTTACTTGTGGAATGAGGTTTTTCCTAATGTTCAAATTGTGGATAACTCTGCAAAGAACGAAACGATTGACCTCGTTCGTAAGAAACGATTTCCGACAATTACTTGCCGTTCAATCGGCGGTACATTGACAGGTGCAGTTGAAATCGGTGAGGACGGTATCTTGTATTCGGACGACTTGATTGAGGACTTGGAAGAATCACTCAATCCCGACCGACTTCAAGCGAAATACGATGCGTACCTTAATCAGCTTAAAGACCGTAAGAAAGACGGAGCGTTAGAGTTAATGGTCGGTACTCGTTGGAATGTGTTTGACCCTCTCGGTAGAATACACGACCAATATCAAGATAACCCTCGTTATCGTTTTAGAGTAATACCGGCTCTTAACGAAGACGATGAGAGCAACTTCGACTATATGTACGGTGTAGGATTTTCTACGGAATACTATCACGATATGCGAAACTCAATAGATGCTGCTACTTGGTGGGCAAAGTATATGGGTCAACCTTATATTCGAGAGGGATTATTATTTCCACAGGACGAGTTGAATTACTATAACGGAGTTCTACCAGAGGGTGAACCTGTTAAAAAAGCCGTATGCGATGTAGCTTGGGGCGGTGGCGACTCTCTTTCAATGCCGTTTGCATATATTTTTGGCGATAGCGTGTATATTCACGATGTTATTTTCAATACAGGCGACAAGGAAGTTACATATCCTGTTGTAGTGGGTAGGTCAAAACAACATCTGCCGAGTACAGAACGCTTTGAGGCAAACAACGGCGGTGCGGAATATGCCGACAAGGTTGACGAATTACTCCGTAAAGACGGAGTGCATATCAATATCTACTCTCGAAAAGCTCCAAATACTCAATCAAAGTTGGCTCGTATCATTCAGTATGCACCCGATATACGAAAATTCTTCTTTGTTGCTCCAAAACATCAGTCAAAAGAATATAAGCGATTTATGGCAGAGGTTACAACTTTCGTGCAAACAGGTAAAAACCCTCACGATGATGCTTGTGATAGTCTGGCGATGTTAGCTGATGAACTTTTCCACGGTGTAGGCGAAACAGTTGTGTTTAAGCGACCTTTTTAGCAAATTACTAACAATTTTGCATCATTAGTCTTGACAAATTAGAAAAATTCTAATATAATACAAGTGTATAATTGTATAAACAGGGTTAAAACACCCGATTTTTCGCATTTTAAGGCATTATTGCTTGTCCGTAAGGACTCGTAATAGTGTCTTTTTATTTTTTAGCAAAGGAGTTTAAATCGTGAGAGCCATACCTGTTAGGAATTACTTTGGTCGAACAGTTCTCTTTACTAACGAGAAAGAAATTACGGCTGATAACATCGTAAGCGTTTTACAATCCGTTCTGCCAGACTTTCAAAAGAACAAAGAAGAAACGGAATATCTTTACAACTATTTTCGAGGAAATCAGCCTATTCTCAAACGCAAAAAGAAAGTTCGCCCGGAAATAAATAATCGTGTCGTAGAAAACCACGCTCACGAGATTGTTTCTTTCAAAGTAGGTTATGAATTTGGTGAGCCTGTTCAGTATGTTCGCAGAGCGACCAATAGCGGTAAGGAATTACTTGAAAAACCGACTGCCCTCGAAAATGAGGATATGGAAGTTACTTCAAAAATTGCACTGCTTAATGAGTTTATGTTTCAGCAAGACAAAGCGACAAAAGATAAAGACCTTGCGGAATCATTTTTTGTTTGCGGTACGGCTTATCGAATGGTGTTACCTCCCGAGGTAGAAGTCCCAGAGGGCGAAAGTCCTTTCGAGATAGATACACTCGATGCTCGATATACAGGGGTTGTCTATTATAAAGGCTTTGGTAAAAAACCTCTTATGTCTATTCAAGAGGTCGAAAAGGCAGACAAGACTATCGTGTATTATTGCTACACCAATGACACTTATTATGAGATTACCGAAGATGCAATTACTTACAGTGAGGGACATTTGCTCGATTATATTCCGATAATTGAATATCCAGCGAATAATTCTCGCATAGGTGCTTTTGAATTGGTTATGAGTCTGCTCGACCAAATCAACAATGCAGAATCCAATCGCATTGACGGTATCGAGCAGTTCATTCAAGCATTTATGAAGTTCATAAATGTACGAATAGACAAGGAAACATTTGAAGAACTCAAAGAAATGGGTGCAATCGCTTTCAAAAGCGACCCTCAAACTCCGGCAGATATTGATATTGTTTCTTCGGAACTCAATCAACAGCAAGTACAAACAGTTATCGACCATTTGTATCAAATGGTGTTAATTATTTGCGGTATGCCCGACAGAAACGGAACTAACCGAACTACCGGCGATACAGGTCAAGCGGTTATTCTTCGTGACGGCTGGTCTGCGGCTGCTGCAAAAGCAAAAGATACTGAATCAATGTTCAAGTTATCGGAAAAACGCTTTTTGAGATTGGTTTTGAAATTGGTTAAGGACACAGAGGACATAGATATTCGCTTATCGGATATTGATATAAAACTTCGTCCTTGTAATACCGATAATCTTCTCACCAAGACTCAAGGTCTTCAAAATATGCTTGAGGCTGGTATTCACCCTCAAATTGCAATTACCACTTGCGGTTTGTTTGGCGACCCCGAGCAAGTCTATATTGATTCACTACCTTACATTCGTAACAAGTGGAAAACAAAGGACGAGGCTGATGCTGATAATCCTATACTCAATGAAAATGTTGATGAGGACGATAACAATATCGTACCGGCTAACAATAAGCCAAATCCTACGGAAGAATAAGGTTTCAAACGGTAATAACCGTTAAAACATACGACACAGAA